TGATAAATTTGACAATGCCTATGCTTTAGGCAGTTGGTACGGAAGTATAGCCCAGTACATGTTAGCACGTGATATTGCATGCGATCAGTTGTTTTTGATTGATATTGACCCTAAAAACACCGAATACGTTAAGGCAAATGCAGTTTCTAAACACATAGTACCCGTTACACAAGATTGTAACGACACAGTGTTTGAAGGCAAAGACATTTTAGTAATCAATACCAGCACCAACGACATACACAGTCAAGCGTGGTACGATCATATCCCCCCAGGTAGCATAGTTGCCCTTCAAGGTAGAGACGAACAATGGGACAATAAAGAAAACCAATATCAAACTCTAGAAGCATTTAACAAAGCATATACGATGTCAGAAACTTATTTCCTTGAAGAAATACCATTGACCTGCGTCGAAGGTACACAATACAATCGTTTTATGAAGATAGGTCTTAAATAAATACTATTATGTTAGCATTAGACCTATTTGAACAATTAGACAATCCCACTCCTAGTGTAGAAACTTTAGCGAAAAAGTATAACGTAAGTGTTCGTGCAGTAAACCAACAATTACTTAAAGGCGTACAAGTTGAACTAGAGCATACTAGCGACCCTGAAGTGGCTGAAGAAATTGCGTTAGATCACCTAAGCGAAAAATTAGATTACTATACCCAACTTAGCAAAGTAGGACTAGAAGAAAGCACATTATCATTAATGGATGGCTTCCGCGAACTATTACCTATCGCTGTCAAACATTTAAACCTACCGCACTTGCCAAAAATACATCTTAAAAAAGAACAATCAGGCACACATCAGGCCAGCTTTGGCGGATACGACCCTGAGACTGATGAAATCCATCTTACAATATCAAATAGACATCCTGTTGACGTCTTACGCACCTTAGCACATGAGCTTGTACACTACAAACAAAAATTAGATGGCAAGTTAGTTGATGACAGTTGGAAGACCGGAAGTTCTGCTGAAAACGAAGCCAATAGCGAAGCAGGGATTATTCTGCGTATGTTCAGCAAGCAGTCACCTGAGTTTATGAATGTAAAACCAATAATGGCAGAAAACATTAATGAAGCAAAATGTCCTCCGGCAACACAGGACATAGCTATTAACACGTCCAACAGAAATTCAACTATTAAGAATTATATGTATGGACCATTAAACTTTGAGTATCCAGATGACTATTGGACTAAAGCCGCAAAGCTATGGAATACATCTAAAGAATCTGCTAAACAGAGTCTATGTGGTAATTGTGTAGCATTTGATATTTCCCCAAGGATGGAAAAATGTATGCCTGGCAAGGTCAGTGATGAATATGGTAAATTAGGCTACTGTTGGATGCACCATTTTAAATGTCATTCAGCACGCACATGCGAAACTTGGGCCGCTGGTGGTCCTATTACAGACGATGCCATCAGTTTAGACTGGGGTAAGCGTGCTAGCATGAACGAGAACTTTGTGGAAGGGTCCGATAAAAAAGAAGCGATTCTACGCATACAAAAAATGTTAAATAACAAGTATAACGCTAACCTAGATCTTGATGGCATATTAGGGCCACTTACACGTAAATCCATAAACAAATTTATGCCTAATGCTAAGATAGGATTGGCAGACGAGCCTAACAAAACTACTGCAGTACAAGGCAAAAAAATGAAGGAAAACTTTGCTGATGGCAAGAAGCCAGGACGTAAAGGATTGAGTAAACGTGTAGGAATACCTAAGGGTGCCTCAATAGCACAGTTAGAAAAGATTGCTAAAAGCTCTTCAGGTGAGAAAAGAAGAATGGCACAATGGCAGTTGAATATGAAATCAGGAAAAAACAAATGAAGATAAATGAAATTATTCTAGAAGAGAAACAAAAAGGCGTTGACGGCAAAGTGTGTTGGGATGGCTATAAACGCATGGGCACCAAGAAAAAAGGTGGCAAGACCGTAGACAACTGCGTGCCAATGGAAGAGAGCTATGATGACGATGATGACTTCTATGAAGCATATGGTGACATAGAAGAAACCTTACAAGAAGCAGAATACCAAGGACGTAAAGTTGAATTAAACAAACCAATGCAGGGCGATGTTAAAAAATTTAAGGTCTACGTAAAAGACCCCAAAACAGGCAATGTTAAAAAAGTAAACTTTGGTCACGGTGGGTCAAGTGTAAAAGGTAAAGCAATGCGCATCAGGAAAAATAATCCTAAAGCACGTAAGAGTTTCCGTGCAAGACACAATTGTGATAATCCCGGACCTAAGACATCTGCTCGTTATTGGAGCTGTCGTAAGTGGTAATCAATGACTAACTACGAACATTATCTGCAACACAGTTATGAAGCTGTTAAGCGGGCAGAGAATATGTTACTAATTGATCTTGAGGACGAGCTTGAAGCATACCTAGTGCATCTATTTGCCAAGTACATGGACAAACCAATCGTTAACACCGAACCAGTTTGTATTAAACTATTAGAAAGCACAAACAAACCAATTAAACAACGTATTCCAATCTTAAAAGAAGTAGGCGATGAATGTCTATTAGTTCACTCAATGGATTGGGGGAAGTCAAGATGGCCCACAGATACTTATTATTTAGAAATGGGACAATCAGCGTATGTTACTAGAGCCTTTATCAAAAGACCCCCAGAAATGTTATATGATGAGTTAGCTGTCGAATTCAATACAGTGTCAAAAATTTTACGAAACTGTAGACAAGCATAATTAATTATAGTATAATGTATTTTTATCAAGGAGACTATTATGTCAGTGGTATTTTCAACAGAACACAAAGCAAAGCTAACTCAGCTAATTAACGAAGGAATTCAAGTACTTACAGAAGTAGAAGATCTAAGTGCCGGACTTAACGACACCGTCAAGGCAATAGCAGAAGAATTACAAGTCAAACCTGCAATACTTAAAAAAGCGATTAAAATTGCTCAAAAATCTAAATTTGGTGAAACTAATCAAGATCATGAAACATTGTCAGACATCTTACAAACTGTTGGTCGCACACTATAAAGACAGTTGAGTTAATTCGTAAATTCTATAATAAAAATCCTTTTCCAGGATCATATGATGTCTCTCAACTTGAAGATTATCATGTAGAATCTAACAGGTATCTAGCAATCATTGACCAATATCTTAAAGATGGGTTGCACATCTTAGATGTTGGGTGCGGCACTGGAGTAGTTACTAATCTTTTTGCTTTGAAATACAAAAGTAATTTTGTTGGTATTGATTTTTCAGATGCGGCGGTATATGCTAATGATTTTGCCAAACGTAATAACATCACCAATGCCAAATTTATTAAAACAGATTTATTTGATTATACCCCCAAACAGGGTTATGATATTATAATCTGCCAAAGTGTATTAACACATATTCCAGACCATCTAGATGCTATAGAAAAACTTAAAGCCCTATTATCGCCCAATGGAGTTATTATAGTTTCAATTTATAATCCATGGGGGAAAATTGTTAAAAAATTCCTTAACATCAATTATAAGAATGATCGATTAAAATTAGACCAAGAATCAAATCCATACGAAGTAACATTTTCACATATCCAGATGTTAGACATGTGGAATGGATACAAGTTACTGCAAGTTTATCCGTCAATAAAATCAAAATTCGTTAAATTATTAAATCTGTTTAATTTTAAGAACGGTGGATTAACTTCCTATGTATTTAAACAAGATCCAATCATTGATCTTGTTGGCAATGACATCTGGGATTGGATTAAAAATTATATCGAAGCCAAACACGAATTTTATGATTATAAATTTCCTATTTGCCCTTACGCTAAATCAGCAAGATTAGAAGGAATATTTGATATCAAAGTCTTTAGTTCTGGCAATGTTAAAAAATTTATCAATGACAATATCATTGGATTAACTAAAGATACAAAATATACCATGCGTGGATTAGTTATGCCTCCAAGGACACGGTGGAATTTTGGGGTCAAAAGATTAATTAACAAACTCAATAATAAGTTAATATCGCAAGGGTATTACATACAATTTGGTACTGCTAAAATGACCAACAGTAAATACCCTGGTTTCTTTAATAAAGGGCCTTATTTTGTTCTTCTTATTAACAAGATTGACAGAATCCTAGACGGTCATAAACAATTATTGAAGACAGATTATTATAAAGATTGGCCTAAAGAGCATTATGATGCTATAGTTGTACGAAGACAAAAATTGATTAATAAACACAAAGATGGTAATAAAAAACGTTGTCCATTCCATTTTTAGATAGTATAATATAGTATAAGTAACACGCCTACCGTGGGCATGAAGAGTGTGTGTGAGCTAGAAGTCGCACAAAAGGAAAAAGAATGAGTTGCACTAATCCCATTTCGTTACGAGATGATGTTTTAATTTTAGAATTTTTTCTTTGGTTAAAGTATCATTATACAGTTGTCCAAACGTTTTTCCTACAACAGTATTCATATTATTTAGGTTATATCTTACTGGATTTCCGTGCCAAAAAGACCCATAAAATTCATACACAGTATTTGATTGCGGGTCAAATCCATCTACTAAAAAGGTTTTCCCTTCAATGATAAGTTTATGTTGGCGCAATGGAACGTTTAATGAATCTAACCATTTTGTTTCTAATTTGCTAATGTTTCCTGGTTTTAGATTTTCTAATCTTCCATTGCGCCAACAGATCGGGCATCCTCCATTCCGTTCTAAATGTTTTTCTGCCATTTTAAGAGTAAAGATACTGTGATCGATACATTGAATAGTAATAGAATGTTTCATACCTTTGTAATCAGAAATAATTTTAAATTTATTATTATACTTTTCTTGGCTTTTTTTAACAAAATCAGTATGGGTATAAGGAAAATTATGAGAACATTTAGGACATCCTTGTTTTTGATTAATATGATCGCATGCACGTTGAGTAAAAATGCCATGAATTGGACAACCTATTTCAATTTTTGTGAAAGAATTTTTATAATCAACAAGAGAGTAATCATACATACCTTGGTGTATTTCTCTTGCTTTTTCTATATAAGATCGTGTATTATAACGTATACCAAATTTTTTATTAGACATACAGAGTCCTGTAAAGTGAATCAATATAACTATTTATACCAAGAAGGTGATTTTTATGTCATACATTGATGCTCTCTTTGATCGAAATAAAGATCGCATTTACATCGTTGAGCGTGTAAATGGACAAAGGGAATACACTGAATATCCAGCAGAGTATGTATTCTACTATGATGACCCTCGCGGTAAGTATCGTACTATATATAATACTCCGGTAGATAAATTTCAAACCAAACACGGTAAAGAGTTCCACAGAGAACTAAAGATTAACTCAGGCAAACAAACTTGGGAAAGCGACATCAATCCTGTGTTCCGTTGCCTAGAGAACAACTATCTAGGCAAACCATCACCCAAACTGCAAACGGCATTTTTTGACATTGAGGTTGATTTTGACCCCGTCAGAGGATTCAGTCGTCCAGAAGATCCATTTAATCCAATCACAGCAGTGTCAGTATATCTTGACTGGATGGACAAACTAGTTACCATGGTAGTTCCACCTAAGGCAATGAGTTGGGAAACGGCACAAGAGATTGCCAACAAGTATGACAACTGTTTCTTAATGGAACGTGAGGAAGATCTTCTTGCTACATTCTTAGATCTAATTCAAGATGCCGACATACTGTCAGGATGGAATTCAGAAGGATATGATATACCCTATTGCGTAAATAGAGTGACACGTGTATTATCAAAAGACGACACTCGTCGTTTCTGCTTATGGAATCAATTTCCCAAGAAGCGTGAGTTTGAACGCTTTGGTGCTAGTAATTTAACGTTCGATTTGATTGGTCGTGTGCATTTAGATTATATGCAACTGTATAGGAAATACACCTACGAAGAACGACATTCATACAGTTTAGATGCTATTTGTGAATATGAGCTGTCAGAAAGCAAAACAGTTTATGAAGGTACGTTAGATCAACTGTATAACAAAGACTTTGAAAAGTTCATTGAGTATAATAGACAAGACACTGCCCTATTAGACAAACTTGATAAGAAGTTAAGATTTATCGATCTCGCTAACGAACTAGCCCATGACAATACAGTATTGCTACAAACAACAATGGGTGCGGTTGCTGTTACTGAACAAGCTATTATCAATGAAGCACATCAGTTAGGCATGGTTGTACCTAATAGAAAATTTGGCGATGAAGGTAGCACACAGGCCGCTGGTGCTTATGTAGCATTTCCAAAAAAAGGCATGCATGATTACATAGGGGCGATTGATATTAACTCACTGTACCCATCAGCTATTCGTGCGTTGAACATGGGACCAGAAACTATCGTAGGCCAATTGAAACCCGTAATGACTGATCATTATATCAAAACTAAACTTGATGAAGGGAAGTCATTTGCTGATGCGTGGGAAAATATATTTGGTAGTTTAGAATATACTGCCGTCATGAATGGTGAAGTGGGAACTGAAATTACTATAGATTGGGCTAATGGAGAAACTGACGTGCTCAGCGCCGCTGATGTGTGGCGACTAATATTTGACAGCAACAAGCCGTGGATATTGAGTGCCAATGGAACTATCTTTAGCAACGAGACCAAAGGCATTATCCCTGGCTTGTTGGAACGTTGGTACGCTGAACGTAAGGACATGCAGGCCAAGATGCGTGAAAGCATCAAAGAAGAAAATAAAGTAGACACTGCATTTTGGGACAAGCGACAACTGGTTAAAAAGATTAACTTGAACAGTTTGTATGGTGCATTGCTTAATCCGGGATGTCGTTTCTTTGATCATCGTATTGGACAATCAACTACATTGACAGGACGTGTTATCGCGCGCCATATGGATGCTTATATCAATGAATGTATCATGGGGGTGTATGATCACACTGGAGAATCGATTGTCTATGGTGATACTGACTCCTGTTACTTTACTGCGTGGCCAGCTGTCAAAGAAGATGTTGAAGCAGGTAAGATGGAATGGAATAAAGACATAGCTGTACAACTGTATGACACTATCTCTGATCAAGTCAATGCCAGTTTCCCAGCATTCTGTGAAAAATCATTCCATGTGTCACGTAAGCAGGGCGAATTGATCAAGGGTGGTAGAGAACTTGTAGCACTCAAAGGATTGTTCATTAAGAAGAAACGTTATGCTGTGTTGATTTATGACATGGAGGGTAACCGTCTTGACAGTCACGGATATCCGGGTAAAGTAAAAGCGATGGGCTTGGATTTGAAACGTTCAGACACACCTAAGGTGGTACAGGACTTCTTGAGTGAACTACTGCTAGAAACCTTGACTGGTGCCGACAGAGAAAAACTAATTGCCAAAGTGCGAGAGTTTAAATTGCTGTTTACAGAACGCCCAGCATGGGAAAAAGGTACTCCCAAGCGTGTGAACAACTTGACCAAGTACAGCAAGGAAGAAGAACGCCTGGGCAAAGCCAACATGCCAGGACACGTGCGTGCCGCAATGAATTGGAACAACCTAAGACGTATGCACGGTGACAACTATTCAATGGGCATAGTTGACGGAATGAAAACCATTGTGTGTAAACTAAGAGACAATCCATTAGGGTATACGTCAGTGGGGTATCCAATTGATGAAACACATATCCCCGCGTGGTTTAAAGACTTGCCGTTTGATGATGCATCAATGGAAACGGGTATTGTAGATCAAAAAGTAGAGAACTTGTTAGGTGTGTTGAATTGGAAGATATCAGAGAATACACAAATATCAACGACCTTCGACGATCTGTTTACATTTGAATAAGATGAAGCTGAGAGACTTAGTCATATATCGGAACCACTTAATTAACACACTGCAAGTGAGGTTGAATCCAACTCCATTGTCAGATAATAGTGGCATCATTGACAAATTAAGTAGAACAACAGCAAAAGGGTTTGAGCAGTATGTTGATGATATCGACGGCATGTCAGAACAATGTAAAAGCATTGCCTCAGCTTACAACAATGTCACTGAAGATTTTAAAGTTCTCATTGAACGGGTAGAAAAAGATATAGACACTTGGTCTGATGAGATGTTTGATGAGTATCAAGAGATCTTTGCGTTTGAGACCATGGCGATCAGACTTAGTACCCTAAAATTATCTGATGAGATAACCACTCGATTAAAGGATAAGATTGCCCTACACGGGGATAACTGGCGGTATCCAGGATTACAATTTTTTCCGACCAATGTGGAATGGGTAAAATCAATGGTAAGTATGGATCCGCTATATCTAGCAGGAACGTCGTTAACTTATTTAGAAACCCTTGTTAAGGACTATCCACAACAATATCAGAATAGGCTTAGGTTATACCAACTGCCAACTTTAAATTTTGCAAGACTCCCTCAACAGCAGTTTGGGTTCATATTCTGTTTAGCAGTATTGAAGTTCTTACACAGCACGTATTTAGAAGATTTTATTACCCGAGCATTTGATCTATTAAGGCCAGGCGGAGTTTTTATCTTTGGATATAATAACTGCGAAACAGATGTATTAGTTGACAGTGCTGAATTCCAAGAGATCAGTTATTACAGCAATAGAAAACTTAGGGCATTGTGTGATAAGGTGGGATATGAGATCATCTCATTGGAGGACCTTGAGGGATTTGGTGGTCTCGCAGAGATTAAGAAACCAGGGACATTAACTACAGTAAAGATACACCAGGCATCGGCACAAATATTAGTAAAATAAATTCATCAAATTGATTGCAAAACCTAAATAAATCATATATAATGACATATCAAAGGAGAAATACATGAGAGACCATCTATTAGACATCGTTAAAAACACTTACGGGTTAGGCATCATTGACCTAGTTAAGATCATAGGAACAGATACAGAAACTGCAATTGAAGCATTGGCAGAAGATCGCTCGGTTATTGTACAAGCACAGTTAAACACAGCAGTGCCAGAGTTTAAAGGTACATTTGGCATGCCTAATCTAGGTAAACTAAGCACTATTTTAGGTATCAGTGAATATAAAGACAATGCCAAGATCACATTAGCAACACAAGAGCGTAATGGGGAACAAGTGGCAGTGGGTTTACATTTTGAGAATGCCGCGGGCGACTTTAAAAACGATTACCGATTTATGAGCCAAGAGATAGTACTTGATAAACTTAAGACTGTCAAGATGCGTCCGGTAGCATGGCATGTGGAATTTGAGCCCAGCGTTGCTAACATACAAAGATTGAAATTTATGGCGCAGGCCAATGCTGAGGAACTTAACTTCACTGCTAAAACTGAAGGAACAGATCTTAAATTGTTCTTTGGTGATCACAGCAGTCATGCTGGCAACTTCGTGTTCCAAGCTGGTGTCACTGGTGCATTAACAAAAGCATGGGCATGGCCGGTAACTGCCGTGATAGCGATATTAGGACTGGCGGGCGATAAAAAATTTAGTATCTCAGATGAGGGTGCGGCACAGATCACTGTTAACAGTGGGTTAGCAACTTATAACTTTATCTTACCGGCACAAAGCAAATAATGGCATTTGAAATAGATAACTTAACAGCAAAGCAAAATGACTATGCGGTATTCTTACCAGCACTTAGTGGTTTCTATGGTACCTATATAGGTAAACAAAGACATAAAGAGCCCGATAACAAAAAGTATGACAACGGTAATTATGTTCCGCTAACTCGTGTGCCAAAAGATTTTGAGAATGGTGTAGAGGGCATGAACTGGCTTAACAAAGATGAATCATACTTTCCTTACAAATGGGCGTTGTACTCAGCAGGACATGCCGAGTTAGACATAAACAAGTTTTCACCAAAAGAAGACATGATCCGTAATAGAGATCGTGCTAACTCATTTGTGTTAGGTGACAGTGGTGGCTTCCAGATTGGTAAGGGTGTTTGGGAAGGTGACTGGAAGAATCCTGCGTGCCCTAAAGCACAAAAGAAACGTGAACAAGTGCTAGCATGGATGGACGCTTACATGGACTATGGTATGATATTAGACATACCAGCGTGGGTTTGTCGCTCACCAAACGGACGTGCTAAAACAGGAATCACATCATACCTTGAAGCAGTTGAAGGTACATACATCAACAACGATTACTTTATGAAACACCGTACAGGTGCATGTAAGTTCTTAAACGTGTTACAAGGTGAGAATCATCAAGAAGCAGACGATTGGTATCAACGTATGAAAAAATACTGTGACCCAACGCAGTATGAACGTCCATTTAATGGTTGGGCAATGGGCGGGCAGAACATGTGTGATATACATCTGGTTCTGCGTAGGCTGGTTGAACTAAGGCACGACAACTTGTTACAAGAGGGCTTACACGATTGGATGCACTTCTTAGGCACAAGTAAACTAGAGTGGGCATGCCTGTTAACAGATGTACAGCGTGCAGTTAGGAAATATGTCAACCCAGCATTCACTATATCATTTGATTGTGCGTCACCATTCTTGGCCAGTGCCAATGGACAGATATACATACAGACGGAGATTGAAGATAGATCCAAGTGGACCTATAGAATGGTACCTAGTGTTGATGACAAGAAATATGCTACAGACACCAGACGTCTAAGAGATGCTGTACTACAAGATAAGATATTTGAAAACTTTACAGAATCACCAATAAGTGCTAGATTACAAATTAATGATGTTTGTCAGTACGCTCCGGGCGACCTAAATAAGATTGGTAAGGAAGGAAAGACAAGTTGGGATTCATTTAGTTATGCACTGCAAATGGGACACAATGTATGGAGTCATTTAAATGCAGTACAAGAAGCAAACAGGCAGTATGATCAAGGAATAACTCCGCGTATGTTAGTACAGGAATCATTTGATCGTGTTTATTTTAAAGATGTTGCAGAAGCAATTTTTGCTACAAGCGATAAAGGTGAAGCATTGGCTATCATTGATGACTTTAGCAAGTTCTGGATGCAGATTATTGGTACCAGAGGTGCTATTGGTAAGAAAACTGTTAACGCTAGTGCTATGTTTAGTAACTTGTTTGCAATGGACGAGGAAGAAGAACATCCAGTGGATGACAGTGGGCTAGATGAAGCAAGTCTTGACACACTAGAGGCAGGACTAGAAGAATAACAATATAGGAGGACTACATGAGCGTACAACATCATTTAGACGCACTCAAAAGAAGGCACCAAGCTATTGATGCACAGATACAAGAAGGGTACAGTAACTATGTTGCCGATCAAGAGTTAACTAAAATGAAACAAGAAAAATTAATAATCAAGCAACAGATTGAACAAATTGAAAACGATATGGATGACCACACAAAGGAGAACTAAATCATGTTTAATTGGATAGCAAGTATATTTGATGCACCATCATACACGCAGGAAGAACTCAAAGCATTTGATAAACTAAAGTTAGAAGAAATTGTTAGAGAGTGGGGGATCGAACTAGATCGCAGGAAGACCAAAGCAAAACTGATCAATGAACTTCTAAAAATAGAAGAATGAGAACACCTAGATTCTATGTTGCTGATGAAATTAAGTATTGGTCTGTAACTAGTCCAGACAGTCTTGGTTTTATTAAATGTGTGAGACCCATGAGCTGGCCAGGAATTAATATTCAAAAACGATTGATAATGGCCTGGTGGGTATTCACTGGTAAAGGTGATGTTCTTATGTGGGAGATTGAATAATGAGCGGTGACCATAACCAATATCAAAAAGCAACTGGATATGCTATGAACGAACGAATTATAAAACTTGAGATTAAGGCTAAGGAACTAGATCGCAGGACTACCAAAACAAAAATGATTAAAGAACTTTTAAAAGTAATAAAACTTTAGAAATGAACATTAAAGACACTCCGTGGTTTGAAAGCAAACCGTTGCTAGAACATCCTAAGTACTTTGTGTTTGAGGACAAGTATCCCGTGACCAAAGGACACTTGCTGTTTGTTCCTAAAGACGATACAGAGATGCACATCCGTGAATGTTTCTTAGCCGCATATGAGTATGGGTTAGATCTATTTAAGAAAGAATATTGTGATGGATTTAACGTTGGTCAAAACGTAGGTGTGGCGGCTGGACAGACAGTAATGTGGCCGCATATACATATGATACCACGCAGAGACGGCGATTGTCAAGACCCTAGAGGTGGTGTACGTGGTGTTATAGCAGAGAAACAGAAGTACTAGGTTGATTAATATTTCAAAAGACTGTATAATAGCAATATGAAAAGAGATTACGCATCAGGCATTGCAGAAGCGGTAACTTACTTCACAGGTATTGAGATTGAGAAGACACCTGCGTTTGGGTTAAAGACTTTGTTTGTTGTTGGAGTTCAGGCTCCGGAGACCATAATCGATCTCGCCACACATGAGAAATGCGAGCACTTATACTTCGGAGCCAACCAATCATTTGACGGTACTGACATTGGTGGATGGGATCAAATGATATCACACTGTTTACGTTTAGGATATAAATGTACTCTAGACTTTGATGTTGAGTTTTGTACTAGCAAGTCTAAATGGTTACAAGAGCTATCTAAGTTTGAAGATACGTTTATTCCACAGATATCAGTTAAAATACCTAACTTGACAGCATACAATAAAAATGCCACAGTAAAGATTGACGACATAGACTTTAAGGCAACCAATGAGGGTGTATGGTGTCATAGTTTAGCACAATTACAGCCAAAAACTTTATTTACAGACTGGAGTGAATACGGAAATGACGAGATTATTTAAATGAATCAAACACAAAGAGAACACGTAGATAACATAATGTCTAAAGCCAAGAAAATGATATGGATTACCTTTCAGCGTGAAGGCATACATTATTATCCAGCCGCACTTGATGATCCTAAGCTAGCAGATGTCAGTTTCTTAGGACATCCGCATAGACACATATTCCATTTTAAAGTCTGGATTCAAGTGTTCCACGATGATAGAGATCTAGAGTTTATACAGTTTAAGCGTTGGTGTGAAAGTTTATACACAACAGACGGCGTATTGAAACTAGACTATCAAAGTTGTGAAATGATATCAGATGCACTCTACTTAGAAATAGCTAACAAGTATCCAGATAGAGATGTTAAAATTTCAGTTGCAGAAGATAATGAAAACGGTAGTGAAACTGAATATAATACTACGAAACCAGCTAATAGGATAACGCTATGACTTTAAAGTGTAAAAACTGTGGTGATGTGCGACATTGTGGACATAGTTGTATGGACTGTTGGGAATGTCCTGACTGTGGGTGTGAAGACTGCGAACCCACAAAGACCAATTTAGATGACGATGGCTTTCCGTATCCAACTGGGGATGATTAATTGGCAAACGTATTCCTAGTAGACCTAGAAGCAGTTGAATCCCGCTACACAGGGCAGTGGAAAACTCACGTACCTAAACTATTAAAGGAGGCAGGACACAATGTTACAATTATTGAAGGACCTAGTGATATTCCCACAGCCACTACTCCTGGCGCT